CTATAAACCATTCTCTTCTAATTGACTGATTAAATCAGTTTTCATTTTATCAGTAATGTGAGTATAGATTTTATTTGTAACGTCGGCATCCTCATGGCCTACTCGATCCATAATAGCCTTCAAAGGAGTATTTTGTTCGGCTAGTAACGACACATGAGTATGTCTAAGTATGTGAGAGGTTAAACGTTTGTGAATGCCACTTTTTTTACCTGCAGCAGCAAAAGAACGATTGAATGAACTATTTTGCATAGGCGTACCTGTTCGGGTCACAAAAACGAATCCATCATTATTAAAATCAGATTCGGATAACAGGTCTAGTTTATTTTCCTCAAAAGTACGTTTTACTAGCTCAACCGTCCGTTGGGTCAATTGAACATCTCTATTTGATTTCTGGGTCTTAGTTGGTCCTATCGCTTTTTGTTTGTAACCTTTGCTGTAGTCGATTGTACCTCTAATGTGAACGATATTATTATCCAAGTCAAAATTTCCTTCTCTTAATGCGACTGCTTCGCCAAAGCGAACTCCTGTTAAATACATAAATTCAGCTAATCGACCGACACGAAAGGTTGACCGACTTTTATAAAGTTGATCTAGGATCAATTTTACTTCATTTTTTTCAAGGTACTTATCCTCAATACGTTCTATATCTTCTAGGGTTTTCGCTTTAGGGATAATCTCTACGTTTTCAACAGGGTTTTTATCAACGTAGCCGAGTTTAATCGCATATTTGAATACTAAGTTAAGATTCGACTTGATATGGGCGATATAAGTCTGAGAATAGTCGAGAGAGGCAAAGAAGTTTTGCAACAATCTTGTATCAATATTTGAAATCAGAATGTCTTCGTTTATATTCTTGAAAATAATTTTTCGAATGGCTACATACGTGTTCTTTGAGTTAGGTCTCAAAGATTTAAAATAATTATTTTCCCATTCAGTATAAACTTGCTGGAAGGGGACTTTCTCGATTTTCTTTTTAGCCAGTTCATTTTCTATTTTATCATTCAGGATACTTAGCGCTTTATTCCATGCTTGTTTTGATTGGCTATTTAGTACCACTGATTTTTTCCGAGTCTTTTCAGTATACGGGTCTTTGTAGCGTTCAATAAACTTGAAACGCCCATCTTTCAATGGTTCTACCCACATTGTCATTTTCTCCTATCATTTGGTATAATAGGCACAACTAAAGAAGCCTATGCCTATAGGCGCTTTATTTTTGCACGATCATACTCTTGCCGGGGTGGGATGTGTTTTTTGTCTAAGCATTTTAGAAAAAAAGTATTGAAATTTATGCTAAAATGAATTTAAATAAAAGTATTCAATATTTATAAAAAAAAGAAAGATAGTAGGTGGTCGTTATGAGAAAAAGAATTACAAATTTTAGTGTTGCAATTACAATTTTTCTTGTTGCTTTGTTCCCTACTTTGCTTCTTTTTGAAAAAGTTGGAGTTAATGATTACATAGGTATTTTAGTAGCTATTCTGATAGCAGCTATTTTCAAGCATAATGTCAAATTTGAGGCATACTAGTTTTTATTCCTCGATAGAGTTATCTTCAATTTCCGAATTCTCAGATTGATTGCTAAACTCTTCTTCGAGTTGCTCATCCAGTATCTTGATGAGATCCTTGGGTAACTTTACTCCTAATTGAGAAATGGGTACTTTTAGTTCTCTAGCCAAGTTCATCGCTTGCCTAATGATTTCAAGCTGTTTTTCGTCTGCCTTAAGTTTCTTTTCTTTAGATTTACGATGCCCTGATATGATACCAGGAATATCTAAGGATTGACCAAAAAACTTTAGCTTTCCTCCATAAGGTAAGGCAAGTACTACTGATAGTACGGCAAATATTGTTAATCCGTGTTTTACTAAAGGTGTGATTATTTCAAAAATACCTTCGGACTGAATATTTACTTTAGCATCGACTCTGTCTTCTGGGTAAATGGTTGTAGACATTTGAGAATATTGATAAATCAACTGTCCTAAATAAATACTATCAATATCTTGTGGTTGAGTAACTTGAAGGGTCAGGTGAAATTTATTATCCTCAATGTAATATGGAAACATAGCACGATTAATATATGGTTTATAGTCATTGATATTAGTTAATGTGGCATGTGAATAAATCATTTTATATAATGCGCTGTCTGCATCATTCCTTCTGAAATATCCCCACCAATCAACTGGCCAACGTTTCTTGAAATCTGATTTTTTATAGTTTTTTGACAATTCCTGTTTGTTTAGATCGTCATCTGTTAATTCATAAATATCTCCCGTAATTCTTCCCACTAAAAAAAACTCTGATTTCTCAGATGGAACAACTACAACGTCATTTTTCTTTAAATTATTAACAAACCGGAGCAATTGACCGGCCCAAGTTCCAATCTGGCTTTCAGTTTTGTCATTTTGTGGAGTTTCCTTTGTTTCTGCGTCTACTGGTGCCTCATCTGTATTCTGAGAATCAGTTAAAGTTTGTGGGTTCAATTTCATTTTAAGTATTGGCTTTAACATTTCTGATGAGTTGTTTGTTGATTCTATATCAGCTAATGATATTTCATTCCAACCAATCCCTACATAGTTATTGATGTTGAAGTCCGTATAGAATTTCCCTGATTGAGCTCTAACTAACCAGTAATCAATTGATGAATCAAGTGTCGGGATATCCTTAATAGAGTTATCAATTGCATTAGAAAATTCTTCTGTCAAAAATAATTGTTCCATTTGCTCCATAATTTCACTCCTATGATGTAATAATCAAATTATTTTGCTGTCCTTTATTTGATCACGATCATACTCTTGCCGGAGTGGGATCGTGTTTTTTTTATTTATTTTAGGACTGTTAATCTTTATCTTGGTATCTTTTAGGAAAGTTACTGTAGTCATAAATTGGATCTTTTAAATAATTCATTTCTTTAAGGATGCTATCCCAGAAGGGCTTACCTTGAAGTTTATCAACATAAGCTCTTTGCATCTGTAAAAGTTTTATTGTTTTCTCTTGATTTTTTCTTTCGTGTTGTGAAAGCTTAACTTTATGTGCAATAAGATTTCGAGTATATGAATCATCTTTTCTAAATTTCCAGACATAATTTAACGCTAGGTAGTAAGGTAGTTTTAATATATGATCAAAATAATTTAGTAGTCGGTTATGCATAGCAGGCTCACTCATACCGGTATTTCGGCACATGTCTTTAAAAGTATATTTTTTGGCCAGCATGTATTCAAGACGTTCTTCAGGGCAGAAAAGAATTGATCCAATAATATTTGCTTCGTTTTCAAAAGGAATTAGTTCATCTGAGTATTGACCTTCAATTTGATCATTAGTTAGAGAAATGAAGGCTCGTTTCTTATCTTTATCTCTTATGTGAAAATAAAAATGACATAGTTCATGCAAAATTGTAAAAATGATTCTGGGATAAACACGATCCTGATTAATTAAGATAAGAGTACGGTTACCTTCAGGAATAGTGACACCTGAAATTCGATCTACAATTTCTGAATCTAAAAAGCAGAAGTCAGCACCTTGAATCGTATCTTTATATTTAATCCAAGAAGAATCAGGCTGAGTTTTCGGCCATCCTTCGTCACCATATAATTCTGTTGGATCTGCTTCAAAAAAAGCGAAGTGTACATTAAAATTGATTCGAAAATAATTGATTATATCATCGTAACGAAGCTTATCAACAGATTTGTTAAATTGCATTGATATGTCAAAAAGTAGTTGGTTTGCTTTTTCTAGGTACTCATTATATTCATCTGAAAAGACATGCTGGTATTCGAATTTGGTCATAAGCTGTCACCACGATTATTCCTTCCATTTAGAATCATCATCCAGTAATCCGCGAGCTACCTTCATCATGCCTTTTAGAGAATTGTTGAATTTCTTTTTCTGTTCTTCTGACATATCTTCACTCTCAAGACGGAAGGCTGCTAGTAAATCACTTTCATCACTATCTAAGAATGACTCCTTCATACTAGGGTTATCAGTTTTACCGAGCAGATAATCTGTGGTAGTGTTCAATTTTTCAGCGACTTTATCAAGATACTCCATTTTTGGAGATTGAGTTTTCCATTTGTAAATAGTACTTTCTCCAAATCCAATTTCTCTTGATAGCTGCTTTACGCTTTTTCCTTGTTTTTTTGCCAAAGTTTGTATTCTCTCAAACACTGTCATAAAGGCATTCTCCTTGTTATTACAAAAGAAAGTTTACTAAAAGATACTTTTTTACTTGAAAAAAGTTTCCGATAGGGTTATACTCCTCTTGTAAGTTAATTTGATATACAACAAACCAAAAACACACCTTCTTTGCATAAGTTTATCGACCGAAAGCAAAATTAAAAGGCATTGTTGTGGCTTATTTTCTGTACCTTCATAGTATACGAACGGGTCAATTAAGTCAATGGTTATTTATACTTTTCTGTTCTATTAACTTACAAATCATTTTAGAAAGGGGGAGACTAGTATGCCGGATACAGCAGTAAGTAGACAAAAAATTCGTGATTATTTTGAATCGAAGGGTATATCGTTGATCAGTGTAGCAACTTATTTTAACTTGCCAAGACAAGATTTAAACGATTACTTATCTGGGAAGAATCAAAGTAAAAAAGCTCACGAAACCCTTTTGGCTATTATCGACTTCTACAAAATCAGATAGGAGGTAATCAAATGAAAACAGAAATTTGGAACGGACATACAATCAGATTTGTCAACATTAATGGCGAATGGTGGGCGGTGGCGAAAGATGTGACTAATGCGTTAGCTATTAGAAATAATCGTGACGCAATTAAAAAGTTAGATTCTGACGAAAAGGGGGTAGCTACTATCGACACCCTTGGAGGGAAACAAGAATTTACCATTATTGCAGAAACTGGAATTTATGAATTGATTTTTAAGTCTCGCAAACAAGAGGCAAAAGCATTCAAAAAATGGATCAAATCAGTCATCAAAGAACTACGCCAATCAACAGGTTTTGAAGGCTTCCAAGTATTTCGCATGTTGGATAAGGAACATCAGAAAGTAGCTATGCAAAATCTAAAAAAGTCATTACGGAAACCTGTACGAATTGATTTCATCAAAGCGAATGTGATTGCTAACAAGGCAGTATCTAATTTACATGGCTTTCCGAAAATGGTTAAGAAAGCAGAAATGACGCCAGAAATGCTTATCGATCGGCAAGAAATACTTGATGAAACAACTGAACTGATGGGAATAAAAGATAAATTTAATCTTGATTTTTCTGTCAGCGAAAAAATCTATAACCGAAACAATCGTCAACAAGCTGTATAGGAGGTGTTGATATTGAAGAAGCCAACACTAGCAGAACTAATCGAATCCGCAGAAAAAAATGTAAAACCAGATGACTGGTATCGACAAGGTTTGATCTTAGAAATGTTTCATGGAATGTCGAAGACGACACTGGTTGAATATTGTAAAGAGATGGAAGGCATCGACGAATTCAAAGATGGAATCCTTAGACCGGGGCATTCGACAACTTTCATTCATGTCCATACATTCATTTGGTTTCTACGATGGAAAGATGAGAACAAATACAGGACTAAGAAAGTATCTCCTAATGACATTTTGAAAGAGGCCAGTTGATGAAAATGAATGAAATTGAATTATCAAATGACATTAATATAATTACGGCACAAATTAAATCCTTTGAAGAAGCTGGAAATTATCTTATTTGGGAGATTGGCAGAAGATTAGTACATGTAAAAAACAATAAATTAAATCACGGAGATTTTGGTGACTGGTTAAATGAACTGAATATGAATCATGATTTAGCGAACAGATATATGAAAATCGTAAAAGAGCTTGATGGAAAATACGACTCGAATCGGAATTTGGGACTTCAAAATTTATATGCTATTGCCACACTTCCCGAAGAAGAACGAACCAAAGAACATGTCACTACTAAAGGTGAAACCAAAACCCCAGATGAAATGACAGTTCGCGAATTGCAAGAATTAAAAAAGCAACTCAAGAAAAAGGACGCTCTGCTAAGTAAGAAGGACAAGCAGCTTAAGGAGCATGAAGAACGAATCGAGGAGTTGGAACTTATCGGTCCCGAAGTCATCGAGAAAAAAATTGAAGTGGAGAAGGTACCTGAAGATTATCAAGCCGCTAAAACTGAAAATGAAAGCCTGAAAAAACAATTATCTTCTATTCAAAGTGATTTAAGGCTATTGAAAATTGAACACGATCTACTTGAAAAAAATACTGCAGAGGCCAAGCGATTGGAAGCGAATATTCAAACTTTACGAAAACAAGAACGGTCCATTGACAAGAAAGTAAAAGCTTTATTCGATTTTAATGACCGAATAATAAACATTAATCGATTCTTTGATACCGAAATGGCAAGTTTACGATTTAAACCTCTAATTAATGAGTTGCAAGATACGTATGCAACAAATCAGCTAATCAGTGTAGTAGATATGGTTCAAGCGTGGGTAGAAGAGATGCAGGCAATCCTGCCTGACAAAAATAGAAAAATTATAGAAGGAGAGATTATTGATGATTGAGAATTTACAGCTTAGCAGTAATGGAGCTATCGACAAAGGATTAGAAGCTATTAGTTTTACAATGCAACGCCAAGATGAACAAAGTAAAGCAATCCAGCAAATGATTGGTGAAATTTACAATACACGAAATGAAGTAAAAGAAATCGAAACCAATTTGAAAAAGGACATTCAGAAAATGAACGATCGAATTTTCTTAGATGAATCTGAAGTACTTGAGGTTAAAAGTGAAGTGTATAAGAAAGCTACAATCCTCACTAAGGGTTACTTTAAAAGAGCCAACAATGGTGTTGAACTGCGAGTCAGTTCAAATCTGTTGTTAAGCAAGATGGGCCAAATACGAGGGAGAGTGTGGGATAAGCTAAAAAAGGAGTTTCATGTTCGCAAATACGTAAATATTCGACACAAGGATTTTGAGAATGCTCTTGAGTTTGTGAAAGAATTGGATCTATCAGACTTTAAATATTATGAAATGAGAATGACACCAAAACAGTTAGAAATTATCGAATTAGAGAAAGGAAATAAAAATCATGAATAAACAAGATGAGCTATGGGAGCAACAGGACAAACTTATTGGAGACATCGATTTTATTTTGAGAGCATTTCAAGAAGAAACACCTATCTATAACGTTGTGACAGACAATTATCCGGCCATTGAAAGCTTTATCGGGAACTCTGCATTGGAAACCTCAAATGGAAATGCCGGTTATATCATGCACGGAGAAAATGATGAGATCATTTTCGCACAGTTCTTTTCTGATAATAAAAAGATTCATACGTATATGAAGGACGGAAAAATCATTAGTCAACAATTTCTAGTGCTTGATCCTGAAATGAAAGGCTCTTTAAATAAGTTAGATTGCCTGGTTAAGAAAGCCGAAGAGCTTCGAGTGATCCAAAACGAATTAGATGAACTAGAAGAGGAACAGATCGATGAATAAGAAAGTAAATTTAGTCTTAGCATCCATCTTGTTTGGAGGCGTGGCCACAGTGCTGCCAACACTACTTAAAATTTGTTTGTTTGTGGCGATCGCGTTGATTCTTTTTATTCAGTATGACGAGTGGGAATATGAACAGAGAGTAAAAGGAGGTATGAAAAATGAGTAACACGGAAACACCTTATTTAACTTACGGTCTAGGTTATGCAGAAGATGAACGATTAGCAGATAAAGATCCATATCATGAAGATGTGCTTGATCTAGCGGATTATTTAATTAAGAAATATCCGAAAGAACGGTGGAGCATTATGCATAAAATGTTTTCTATTGGCTTTTACTGTGGTGAACGATCAACCATCGGTTGTGCTCTTAGCGATGCTGAATTACTCCAACATGCTGCAGAGCTAACTTCGGTCTCTAATCAGATTCGAATTATCAATCGATTATTAGAAAATGTAGAGTATTCAAGAGCTTCAGGAGACGAATTTGCAGTACATCACCAAGTCCAATCGGGATTGCTTGATGATATTGGTGATAGTCTTTCTGAGTTAATAGATGTAATCCAAAACATTTCAAATGTAATTTGTCCAGATTAGAGAGGTTAATTTATATGAAAAAGAAAATAAAACAAGAGCCTACTTCGTCCGCCAACGAAGTAAGCGAAGAAAAATAAAGCTAGTATTTCGTAAATATTACCATGACAACAGCAAGTAATGCAACAAATGAAATAGAAAGTAAGCAGGTGAAGGCATGGATAAAAATAATTTTAAACAAGAGGACTTACTCTCATTAGGATACGGGATGATTCCAAAGCTAGTGATGAAAGATCGTGGCTTAACGGTTGAGGCTAAGGCTATATACGCATATTTATGTTCTTATTGCGGAGCCGGAGATACGGCTTTTCCATCCATAAAACTAATGTGTCACGACTTAGGAATAAGTGAAAGACGGTTCCACAGACACATGAAGCAACTAAGAGATTCCAATTATGTTCTGGCAACACGTGAACGGACAGATAATGGCTTCAGCAATAATATCTATACTTTGCCAAAATTCGTTCAGGAACAAATTGTAACCGATGAGAATGTACACGTACAAAACGTACGGTTACGTGGTGTACCCACTAATATTAACAGTTCTAATATTAACAGTATTAAAAGTAACAGTAATAATAAAAACCATATGTCGAGCAAGCCCGACTCGATCCCTTATTCGGACATTATCAAGTATCTAAACAAAAAAGCTAACAGGTCCTTCAAGGTCACAAATAAGTGGAAAGATTTGATAAAAGCACGATGGAACGAGGGTCAAAGATATGATGATTTCATCAAGGTTATTGATATCAAAACATCCCAATGGCTAGATAACCCTAAAATGAGTAATTATCTTAGACCAGAAACGTTGTTCAGCAATAAGTTTGATAGTTATTTGAACGAACAATTGAAACCTAAGAGGGAATCAAATTCCAATAGCCCGGTGGTGTTTTAGATGGATTTTCCGTTGTTGGATGAATTAAAAGAGACTGATGAAACCTGTTCAATACATGGCTGCCTATTGGTTCAGTTGAGAGATATGGAACCATTTTGCATTGAGTGCCGAAAAGAACAGCTGGCTGAATCAGAACAAAAGGAAATAGACAGTGCTCTATCTGAACACCAGAAACGTCGAACAATCGAAGTGTTGAAAAAAGACTCGATCGTAGGTGATCCGAGTTTATGGAATGCATCTTTCAGTAACTATGACCCAGAAGGTGAAGAATCGAAACAAGCTTTGCTGATGGCCAGGAAATCTGCTGGAACCTATATGACAAATCTTGAAGCAGAAAAGAGATGCTTGAAAATTATTGCTGATGAAGACAAAACGGACGAAGAACGTGAGAAGGCGAGAAAAGATCTGAAAATGATACCTAGCTTCAATACTCTTTTTACAGGAGTTCCTGGGGTCGGTAAATCACATCTAGCTATGGCGATGTTACAGGCAGTCAATCAGCATTCGAAAGAAATGGTAAGTTGCCTGTTTATCTCAATGAATGACATGTTCCGATTGATTAAGGCAAGCTTTGGCAATCGCGAGAGCAAATACACCGAATTGAATATGACTGACTTGCTTTCGAAAGTCGATTTATTGGTGTTGGATGATTTGGGCTCTGAATCGTCGTTTAAGCGCGAGAACCGAGAAGCGGGAGAATATATCCAAAATGTAATTTTCGGCGTGTTAAACGCACGCCAACATACGATAATCACCACTAATTTGAATAACGAACAATTGGAAGAAATCTACAATCCCAAAATCACTAGTCGAATTTATAAAGGTGTTGATGGACACATTATTAAATTTACTAAAAAAACTCAAGATAAACGTAGTAAACCAAGGTTTTAAGAATGGAGGTATCACATGATTTCAATGGTTGATAATAAAAAGAATTTGGTTTCGAACCTAGAAACATTAGTCGGGGATATCAAAAATCAAATTGATGAGGGTGTAAAAGATCCGGAATTATTACAACAAGATTTGATTATGGTTGTTGGAAATGCCGCTCAGTTATCTGATGAATTAGCAAAAGAGTTTTGTCCAATGTGCCACGGTGAGAAAGTAGTCGTTGATGAACAATCATCCATAGCTAAGTGGATGCCGTGTCCGAAGTGCAACAAGTGTGAATAGAAATAGTGGTTATTACTGTATGGCCACTTTATAAATCAATAAAACATATATTTGGGGGAATAGAAATGATTGATATCGAAAATATTAAAAAAAGAATCGCTCTATCGATGGTAACAAGTCACTTTAAAACTTATCGCGAGACAGATAGTTTCAAGAGTCTTAAATCAAGCGATCTCCCTGCCCAGGAGAAAAAAGAGTGTATGGTCCTTGATATCTACAAGCAAATTAAACTCTCGCTATTAGAGATTGAGATAGAGACTATGACGAATATGAACAACATTAGCTTAGTAACAAAAAAAGTTATTGATTTGACACAAGATAACATCGGATTTCAGACAGAATTTTACAGCTTGCTTCAAAAAGAAATGCATCATGAAAAGAGCGATGATTCAATCATGAGTATTTATTACAGCATTATGCGTGAAAAAAACATTGTTCTTTTCGAAGTGATTGAAGAAGTAGTTGATGTTGCAATAGCACAATAAAATAACAGGGTGAAAAGAGTCCGGTTGTGAAAAAAGCCCATTTCTCGTATCAAAGTTGTAAAAAATAGAAAAAGGCTCTATATCAACATTTATGTGTCGTTGCAACCAAATTACAAGATTAGAGTGGTTTTTGCAACCGGAGGGGGCATAAAGTTTATGAATGATTACAAAAGGCAAGCATTCTTTGAATTAAAACAAGGAAACTATGAACGGTATCACTATTTCATAAAAATGAATCGAATAGCTCGAAAGAAAAAGAATGATACAACAAAATATCCTATCTGAAAAAAAGTGACAAAAAAATGTAATGTTTCGGAAAAAGTTGTAAGAGTAATTGGGAATCGCCTCGTAAGGTCAAGAAGAAACCTTCAAAAAGAAAAAAACGTGATTGATGGCTAGAACTTACCAGCTGTTGTCAGAGACGATAAAGACGCCCTCAGAGATGCGATAGGCGATTCGGTCATAACATTACTCAATCTAGCTTTGCAGAACGATATGAGCCTGTATGAGTGCGTGATGCACGCATATGGTGAGATACAAGGTCGAGACGGGAAAATGATCAACGGCATGTTTGTTAAGTCTGAGGACTTGAAGATTGGATAGTTCCGCTTAGAAGGGATTTAATACTTTTTAAATATTATATGGGGGTTACTACCCATTAGTTTTCTGTTGTTCGGCGGGAAGTGGAGTATTGGTAATTTTATTGAGCTAAACATGTCATCGTTTCTATGGAATAGTAAGAGAGCATACAAGGAGGACGGCGAATGAAAGATCAAGTCTCAATTCCAGAGGTGAGAGAGGCTATTAAAAGAGTCAAAGATATTACACCAGTGATGAATAGAACTGAATTTCTTCAATTGATTGCATTATACAAACGTGTTTTAGAACGATATGAAAAAGAGGAATATCTAAACGGGTTGCCAGAAGAATAATAGTTCCGGTAACCACGCCTATCATATAAAAATAGAGGCAGAAGCCTCTATTTTAAAACGCATATGCGATAAGAGAAATTCCAATCATCATTAAATAAAAACCAACTAAGAATGCTAATGTAAATGCTGAAACAATTGGATTAAATAAGAGCATAATTCCTACAATTATCCCAATAATATTTACTATCAGAATAAACCAATAGTAACTTGATCCATTGACCTTGTAAATATCTGCTCCTACAAGCCCCATAATTGAATCTACAATAAACCAAATAGCAAAAATATAAGGTAGGGCTAGTAAACCTGCATTAGTATTGAAGAGTAAAAATACACCAATTAGCAGGTCAAATATACCGAGAATCATTAGTAGGGTTGATTTTTGATTAGTGAATTCATGAAGTTTACGTCTAAAAAACAGTTCAAAAATTCCCTTTAAAACTGCAGCAATGGCAAAAACGTAGACAACTGCTTTTAAACTACTATCTGGATTATTAAATGATACTAAAGAAGCTATAACAAAAAGTAATCCAATTAAAAAATATTCCCAACTAAATCCAATTTTTCTTACCATGCTTATCACCTCCTTATGATAAATAATAGTATAACCTTATGAATAAAATAATGAAAATAAAACGTAAATAATACGCTAATTCAGCCTATCAAGTAAGAAAAGAGGTATGAAATGGAAATACGAGAAGTTATAGAGAAAATAAAGCAAGAAAAATATGATTTTTCAAAACCGTGGACGTCACTGGACAGATCGGATTATAAGGAAGGATACAATGATGCCTCCGATGACATTATCGGAATTGTTAATCAACTAGACGAACCGACGAAAGTGATTGCTCATTTGGCCGAAAAATGGCACGAAGACATTGGTCCTGTTCTCTGGTGGGATTTCCCAGTCGAAGAACCACCATATTGCGGCACACCACTAGATGACGATTTTCCAAAGTATAAGAGACATTTTACTGAACTTCATATTCCAGACGAGGTCGAGGAAGAGCCGAAGTGGGTTGTGAAACGAAAGGACAACGGAAAATACGTAGAGTCGCTTGCCTTGGGAAAAGGAATTGGTTTGATTGCTGAAACAACGGCTTCGCTTCAAGAAAATGCTTATAAGTTAAACAGCAAGGATCAAGCTGATGCTGTAGCAGTGCTAATTGATGGCACAGTTGAGAAAGTGTAGGTGTGAGAATGAGTGAAGTAGTGATTGATCCACAGGAGTATTACGTGTGGCTTGCATGTGAAAACGGATGGAATCGAGCAGTTGGCTTCAAAGCAAAAATAGCTGGTATAGATTGTTCCGTCGTCATGGTGCCGTTTGATCCTATCGAGATAGTTTTTAGTGATCTCAACTCGGGATCAAGGATATTATCATTACCAATTTCGATACTTGATATGATCATGTGTGATACAAAAGAAAAAATGCTCGTATTGATGAAGGAGAATGCAGGTTTAGCAGCGAAAAAGATTGGGTATAGCGGAATAGACTTAGTACGTGAAGAATCAAGAAAAGCCAAAGGTTCGTTTGAAAAGAAGTTTGGTCCAATGCCGGACTTTGAGAAAACTTCTGTTTACTAAGATTCGGTAACTGAAGCCATAGTAAAAAAGACTGCCGCGGTATGAAACGGCAGTCAATGAACTATGGGTAGCTGATTAGAATAGTTCAAAGGTATTTTACACCTAAAACAAAAATAAAAAAAGACAGCCGACCACTGGCTGCCTTGGAAAAGAACTCTCGTCTAGTTTCCGCTAGACAAAATAATTTTACCACAAAAACAGACCGCTGGGGATTGGTCAGCGGCCATGAGCTGATTGAAATATGCTTTTAACCCGATTAAAAAGGAGGGGCCAGCTCATCACTATTGTACACCTAGTAGTGCAAGAAAAAAAGACCGCTAGGCAGTCAGTTAGCGGTCAATGAGCCGATTGCGAAAGTTGTTTGTAGTCAACAAAAGAAAATATCAGCTCTTCATAATTGTATCATAAAAAGGACCGCTTTTTCATATGGCAGTCCCTAAGCTAGTGTAGTATTCTTGGATTATTTATGGATTTTTCTAGCTCAAATATATTGTACACCTATGTGAATCAAAGTGAAATAACAAAAAAATAAATTAAGAAGCCTAGGTTTTATGAATTTGAAAGGTATAATGCCTGGTTTTCGTTAGACAAAATAGTTTTATCACAAAAATAGACCACTAAAAAAGCGGTCTACGAGCTAGATGAAATAGGTTTTGACGTTAACGAAAATTAGAAAGGAAAGAACTAGCTCATTTAGATGATACCATAGAAAAAGACCGCTGAACAGTTATATCAGCGGTCCCTGAGTTAGGTCGTTGTGCTTATAATAAGTGGGTTGTATTTTTATTTAACCTAACTCATTGGGCTAGTGCAGTGTCAAAATTGTCGGTCTCAAACTTCAAGAAAATTACTAGCCCTAGTCTTATTTTACACGGAGATAAGTAAGAAAAAAAGACCGCTGAGCAAAAAAACAGCGGCTTGTGAACTAGAAAAATTCGGGTAGTATGGAAAAATTAGAAACCAGCTCACACTAAAAGTTTATCAAATTCATTTTTCCGTTTCAAGATCGTACAAAAAAACGCTGGGAAAGTTCCCAACGCCTCTTTATGTATAAAAATTTGACAAGATAATTATACCATAAGGAGTGACTAATTTGATGGCTTTATTACCAGAAGTAGACGCAAATAATACGAAAATGAGTGCACGAAAAATTTTATCTCAGTATCGCAAATGGGAACGTATCGCAGGCAAAGCAGCTATAGATATCAAATCACCACTTCTAAGTGATATGCCCCGAACATTGGGTGTATCGATAAATAAGCCAGAAGATGGTCTATTGGAGCGTGTGTATGCTGAGAACGAACGAGATGCCATTCTAAGAGCTTTAGCCTCACTTTCCTGGAGAAGTCGGAAAATACTAGCCATGACTTATTGCGAGCCTGAAAAGGCTTCTGTGTATGAAATAAGTTTAGAATTGCACTTCAGTGAAGTTCACGTGAAACGATTACGACACATTGCATTGTTGGAATTTGCGGAAGCTTATAAGCATGGGCAATGTCTGATTTACAAAAAATGATACTTTTTTGATACTTTTTGTTCGAAAAAAGGTGATAGAATAGTAGTGTAAAAATAGTGTACAAGACGGCACACAAAAAAATAAATGATGAATGGAGTTGACAAACTTCATTTCCGTTTAAAGTTCGCTGTGCTGTCTATTGTTATCAAATATTTTTATTAAAACTTATAGATTTCGAATATGTTCTTTTGTATAATATTTAGTGTAGAGAAGTTAAGATGAGTAGCTCCATTTTTATGACTCTGCGCAAGTTAAAAAAATGATATACCTTGAGAATGATTTTTTAAACAATTCAAAAAACGATCTTACTCATCTTAACAACTCTACAGGATGTGAGTACATCACGTTCTTTTTTGCTGTTAAATTAAAACATACTAGCATGATTATTAGTCTTTTTGTATAATATTTGCGTAGAAAAGTGAAAAGATGGTGGCTAATCTCTTGAATAAAGGGGTGATGCCTATGGTTCATAGCTTTATCCCTAGAAGGGAGTAGGCATGTCTGTTTATCAAGCGTTGTCGCTGATGATCGCATTTGCGACGTTAGTGTTGCTGATTACAGATCACAAGAACAAAAAATAACCATCTAACACTTTAGCAGAGAGTAGATGGTTAAACCATTGAAATTAAGCCACCGTCTTTTTAACGGTTCTACATGGGGCGTGTTACCAGCACGTCCTTTTTCTATGTCCATTATATCATGTGAATAAAGAAAATCAATCAAGATCGCTTCGGCGGTCTTTTTATTTTGGATACAAAAATAGACCACTACCGGGTAGTAGTGGTCAGGAATTAAATGAAAAAGATGTTAAAGGGTTGTTAGACAAGTATAACATCATAGCGTTTACATAGCAATACAAAAAAGAGCCACTGTTTCCGCAGCAACCCTTTAGTGTAACAAGTAACTATAAATATATCATCCTTGGCCATGTATTTCAACACACAAAAATAGACCGCTGTTTCCGCAGCAATCTATCTGTGAAACGTAAACAATTTATACATTAAGTATACAATAATAACGCTTACAGAGCAATGAGAACTCACTGGCATGTGTCGTTAAACAATAGGTACCCACTGCCAATGAAAGGACAACATAAACGTGTTGTGATGTCTGTTCAAATGAAGGCGAAGTATTCGATTGTAGAAATGATCAGAGAGGCAACGCCAGTAGAGGTTGATCATTGCAAGCTAGTCTATTGTGGGTGCGGCCGTTGGAAAGATGCTCATATACAAGAAAACATCAGAAAATACGTTTAGTTTGTTTTAGTTTGGAGGTGATTTTATGAAACTTACTAATAGGCATAATAAGGCTATAGAATTGCTGTTCGAAGGCTCTTTAAAGCGGATTGAAATCGCTGAAGAACTAAAGATAAGCGAACAGACACTTTACAATTGGTTAAAAGACGAAGATTTCACTCATGCTTATGATGAATATGTAAAAACTATTATGGGTAAGTCATCAGGTAAAGCGTTGAATACAATGTTGAAGCTTTTAGCAGCCAGATCAGAAATGGTTCGTTTTAACGCAGCTAAAGATATTCTTGATCGTGGAGGATTCGCTCCTGTTGATAAGAAGGAGATTACTTCAATTGAGCCTCCTGTATTTAAGGATGACATCAGTGGTGAGCCAGATGGTTAAACTATCTGAGTATTTGCCAAAAGCTTTTCATAGTACGTGGAGAGCAGCAATTGATCCAGAAATTCTTCATATTGTTGAAAAAGGCGGTCGTGGTTCAGGTAAATCTTCTGATATTGCGCATGTAATCATACAATTAATCATGAGGTATCCAGTCAACGCGGTTGCTATTAGATTCATCGATAACACGATTGAATTATCAGTTTTTGAACAGTTGAAGTGGGCAATCGAAGAACAAGGGGTAACGAGCTATTTCAAGATCAATAAAAGTCCAATGAGAATTACCTATCTGCCCAGAGGGAACTATATTACCTTTCGGGGTGCACAGAATCCAGAACGGATAAAATCTTTGAAAGATAGCAGATTTCCATTCGCAATAGCTTGGATAGAAGAATTAGCAGAGTTTAAAACAGAAGAAGATGTAACGACCATTACAAACTCCCTTTTACGTGGAGAGCTTGCAGATGGTCTTTTTTATAAGTTCTTTTACAGCTACAACCCTCCGAAGAGAAAACAAAGTTGGGTAAATAAAAAATACGAGACTAGTTTTCAGCCCAAAAATACATATGTTCACCATACAACATATAAAGACAATCCCTTTATAGCTAAAGCCTTTATAGAAGAGGCAGAAGCAACAAAAAAACGTAATTCAAGGCGTTATGATTGGGAGTATTTAGGCAAAGCCATCGGTTCAGGTGTTGTTCCGTTCGATAATCTTCAAGTAGAACCGGGCAGTATTACGGATGAGATGGTTGCGAACTTTGACAACATTAGAAATGGTCTCGATTTCGGATATGCTACTGATCCGCTAGCATTCGTTCGTTGGCATTATGACAAAAAGAAAAATGGGATTTACGCTATAGATGAAATCTATGGTTTAAAAATGAGCAATCGAGAGTTCTCAAATCAAGCAAAAGCAAAAGGGTATCAATCGGATGAAATATTTGCCGATTCTGCTGAGCCTAAATCAATTGCTGAACTTCAAAGTGAGCATGAGATTCGGAGAATTAGAGGAGTTAAGAAAGGCCCCGATTCAGTCGAATATGGTGAAGAGTGGCTTGATGATCTAAATTTTATTTGTATTGACCCGTTGCGAACACCCAATATTGCAAGAGAATTTGAAAATATAGATTACCAAGTAGATAAGGATGGAAATCCAAAACCAAGACTTGAAGATAAAGACAACCATACAATTGATGCGACTCGATATGCCTTCAGCGAAGACATGAGAAATGTGAAAGTAATTATTTCTCCGAAAGTACAATTCGGGTTTAACTAGAGGAGTGAGAAAATGGCAATTGTTATAAACAGAGAAATAGCTGGAGATCTAAACAATCCAACTGCTGAATTGCTTAATTATTGTATACAAGAGCATATGAAAATGTTGAGACGTTTAGAAAAACTATCGGACTATTATGATGGCAAGCATGATATCACAAAACGTAAGAAAGAAAATGAAGCTGCACCAAATAATAAGATACTTGTCAATCACGCGAAGTATGTAGTTGATATGAACGTTGGTTTCATGGTTGGTAATCCTATCTCCTATGTTTCGGATGCAACTAAAAATATCCAACCTGTATTGGACGTATATAACGAATTGGATATCGTTTCACATGATACAGAGCTTGAAAAAGACTTATCTACATTCGGCATTGCTTATGAACTGCTTTATCTCGCAAGAGGGAAAGAAGTGAACTCAACTGAAATACGAATTAAATGTATTGATCCAAGAGGAATATTTTTAGTTACAGATGATACCGTGGACAAAAATTCTCTATTTGCTGTACATTACCAACCTGTATTCGACTTACAAGGTGGAATTGACCATTACATCGTAAAATATTATAACGATAACCGTGTTATCACTTATAAAACACAATCGAGAGGGTTCGGAGAGTATTTACTAATTGATGCGAAACAACATTTCTTCAAAAAAGTTCCAGTGATTGAATATCGAAATAACGAGGAAAAACAAGGTGATTTTGAACAGGCCATTTCATTAATTGATGCATATAATCTGCTTGAATCAGATCGTCTGAATGACAAAGAAGCATTTGTGGACGCGATTCTATTTATCCGAGGGTTTACATTACAAGATGGTGACGGTGCGAAGTTAGCGAGCGAAAAAATGCTTCAAACAAGTGCTAAACCATCCGAAGTTGCCGCAGATTATTTAACAAAGGAACTAAATGAAGATGGGGTAAACCTTCTCAGAGAAGCAATCTTGGACGATATTCACAAGGTAACGTATGTCCCTAACATGAACGATGAAAAATTTGCAGGAAATATTAGCGGGGAAGCAATGAAATATAAGTTATTTGGTTTATTACAACTGATGTCCGTTAAGTCACGTTATATGATCAAGGGATTACGTCAACGCCTGCAACTATTCGAAAACATCCTTAAAATTAAAGATTCATCATTAGATACAACAGGTACGAAGATTAAGTTAAAACCTAATTTACCGGTGAACACCAGCGATATCATCAATCAGATTGTAACTGCATACAATGCAGGTATCCTACCGCTAAAAGTATTATTAAGTTGGTTACCAGATATTGATGATGTAGACGAGGTTATTGAGCAACTGAACCTTGAAAAAGAAGAAAAGATTGAACTCCAGAGGAAAGTAATGGGTGTTCAATCTGAGGATAGCCTCTCAGATTTAGATGATCTGCCAGAGGAGGAAGTCGATGATCAAAGCAACGTTCAAAAAGAGTAATGGCTCATTTATTGAGTATGAAGTTACTGGTCATGCCTATTTCGCTGATCCCGGAGAAGATATTGTTTGTGCTGGTGTCTCAACTCTCTTTATTACGATCACCAATCAATTGATCTGTAAGTCATATGTGAAAGTGCATGACAAGAGAGTATCTATTCTAAATACAAATGAGATTGATAATGCTCTAGTCGAAGCGCTGTTTTGCGGCTTGTATGATATTCAGCAGAAATATCCAGATCACGTTTCAGTTGAAGTCATAGAAAAAAAGACAGCAAAATACGCTGTCCATGGATTTTCAGAAATATTTAAAACAAAAGAAGAGGCAGTTAATTTTGCAGATCGCGTTTCAGTTTCTCATAATCGGGTTTTGACGATTGTTCCACCGGAACTACAGCGGAGTAGCTCTGATACGGGGAATTAACATACCCCATTTTTGGTCTTCTAAAGATACTTCTTTTTTTGGTTATTTTTAGAATTATAAAAATACTATCTATTGGATTTTCTGGGGAAACAACAATATCAATTGATGTTAGTGAATGAGCCTTTAAAATTCCTAAATTACCTTCTGGTAGGTTAATACTATGATTTTCATCCTCGAAATCAAAGTATGTTATAGCCTGTCTGTCTTGCAATCCGCTGATAACATTGAAGCTTTTTGCGTGATAGTAAAAAAGTTCCTTTGGATTTTTTCCGTCAGTCACCCTTAAGTCGAAATAGGCTATATCAAAGTTTGATTGATTTATAATCCTAATATTTGTATGAAGAAGTCCAAAATCATTAACAATAGATTGACCATCATCAAGAATGATTGCTTTAATCCACCTACTCTCTTGTTCAGGATCGAAATCGATTGAGATTGATCCACGTTTAAGCGCAATCAGTGAAGTCGTGAGAGCGGCGATAGAAATCCAGTTGCTGATAAAATAATCTAAGATGGTTCTAATTAATTTTGCAAAGGTCCTTAGTAACTCCATTGAGTCACCTCCTTATCAATCTTTTCAACGGACCACTCGTTGATAAGGAAATTATACCAAAACAAGGAGCTGATTAAATGGCTCAAAAGAAACAAAAACAAGATTACTCTTATTGGATTAATCGTGGCATAAAACAAGAAAAAAGGATCAACGATGGCGCTCAACAAGTAGAACAGAAAGTCATTGTCGCTTATCGTAAAGCTCAAAGCTATCTCACTCGACATGCAAAAAAACTATTTAATCGCGCCCAGAACCGTTCTGGTATGGATGAGGATGAAGTTAAACAACTTCTGAATGAACCAGTGAAGACTGAAGATCTAGTCGAGCTCAGAAAATTGGCAGCTGATGTTGAGAACCCTGATTTACAGGAATCAGCTAAGAAACGTTTGAATGCACTAGCGTTCAAAGAACGAATAACTCGAGCAGAAGACTTGAAAGCCAAGTCTTTTTTAGTTTCTAAACAGATCGCTGATGTACAGCTGGATAAGTCGACTGAGTTTTATGTTGATGTCATTCATGATTCATACAATGAAGCTACTGCAGAAGCTGTGATTCAGCAAATTGAACAAGTAAAGAACGATTCGATTATCAATGTTTGGGATGGCCAACAGTATGATTCTAAGATAGAGACGTTCAAGCAAGCTCAAAAACGTGGTGTACCGATCGAGGTTTGGAATGATCCAAAGAACCGATCGAATGATTACGAGTTCAAGGAGCTTTCCACAAAATATACGAAAAATATTCTGGATTCACATTGGCATGGATCAAACTATTCAAAGCGAATTTGGAAAGATACTGAAGCCTTAGCCAAACGTCTTGAAGAACTGTTCACTGTCGAATCAATGACAGGAATATCCGAGTTTGAAATGGCTAAAGCGATAGCTGCCGAATTTGACCGCTCAATTGGTGTTGCTCAACGTTTAATTCGCACAGAGGCTAATTATATGGCGAATCAAGCAAAGCTCAAAGCGTGGCGCGACAGAGGTGTAAAAGAGTATCGACTTTTAGTGGTTTTAGATTTACGAACATCAGATATCTGTCAAAAGAAAAGTCGCGAAAATAAAATCTATAAGATTTCTGAGGCGGTCGTTAACGGAGCGCTAGGAAACTATCCACCATTTCACCCATGGTGTCGCACGATAGCAGTTGCTATTATTGGTAAACGATCGTTGACAGGCAAACGAACTGCTAATGATCCTATCAGCGGTAAAACAATGACAATTGAACAGCGTGATACCTACGATGATTGGATGAACAAGCTTAAGGAGAAATATTCTGATAGAGAAATACAGATCCAAAAGAAAAAGATCCAGAACCGAAAGAAAGACTTACTTGAATTCAAGCAACTCAAAAGTGTTCTTGGAAAAAAAGAAAGCCCTCTATCATTTAATCAGTTTCAATCCATCAAGTATGGAGATAAAAAAGGTTGGAATGAATTAAAAAGTAGTTATCGAAATATGAGGAGGAGTTGACATACAAAAGTGGAGGTTGTCGAATGGACTTTTTAGAATTAAAGCAAAAGAAAGAGCGCGGAGTGACTAACGCTGAGTTCATGGATGGATCGAAGGATTTTTTCGAGAAGGCCGACAGCATTGTAGTAGTCGGAATTAATCCAGATGGAGTCATTAGTACGTTTTATACTCAATCCACATCAACTAATGCTATCGGGATGATGGAAATAGCCAAACAACAATTAATATCGGAACTGCAAGTTTAGCAATTGCTAGGCTTTTTATTTTGCCCTCTACTGCTCAGGGCGTTATAAATTGTAGCTGTTTCGGTGCCGACCGTAAAACGAGATTCGATTGGTCACGTAATGACTGGAGGAAAAATATATGAAAAATAGTCAACTTATTTCTTGGGATCTTCAACTCTTCGCAGAGGATGAACTGGCGGCCGACGAAACAACCTCGGAGGACGAAATTAATGAAGAAACGAAGGAAAAAACTTTTACGCGTTCAGATATTGCAAAAATGATCGCAGCTGAAAAAGCTAAGTGGGTAAAAGAATCAAAGACTGAAATCGAACAACGTATCGAAGAAGAAAAGAACGAAGCTGCTCGACTTGCGAAGCTTTCTGAAGAAGAACGGCAACAAGCGCTTATCCAAAAAGAAAAGGAAGAGTTTGAAAAGGAAAAAGCGGCTTTCCGTCAAGAACAATTGTTAGTAGAAAAAGGCAAACAGCTTCAAGAAATTGGTATTCCAAGTATTCTGGCATCTCGTATTCATGGGAACACTGCAGAAGAAGCCATTGAAGATGTGAAGTCATTTAAAGCCGAATGGGATAAAGCATTGAAAGTAGCCGTTGACAAAGCGTTGTTGGACTCTGTAGACAATCCGCTGGGGTCTGGTGCGAACAATTCAGAAGTGAATCCTTTTGCTAAAGACACCTTAAACTTAACAGAGCAAGGGCGCCTATTTAAAGAAGACCCCGAACGTGCGAAAGCGTTACAAGCATTAGCAAACAAAAAATAGAAATGAGGAACTAAAATGGAAAAATCATCACTAAAAATAAATCTTCAATTATTCGCCGCAAAGACAAAAATTGAAGATGTTATCGTACCTGAAGTATTTAACAAATATGTTATAGAGCGTACAGCAGAACTATCTGCTTTATATCAATCTGGAATCGTTACTAAAAATCCTGAGTTAGACGCACTTGCTGCATCTGGAGGTAAGTTAATCAATATGCCATTCTGGCAAGATTTGTCTGGCGATGACGAAGTGCTATCTGATACTGACCCACTAGATACAGATAAGATCGTTGCCAGCCAAGACGTTGCTGTTCTTTTAATGCGTGGTAAAGCTTGGAAAGCAAATGATTTAGCAAAAGCACTTTCTGGGGATGATCCAATGCGCGCTATTGGAGATTTGGTCGCTGCTTACTGGGCACGTCGTCAGCAAGTCACTTTATTATCTGTGTTGAAGGGAATTTATGCCGCTTCAGGAACTAAAATGACTGGAAATGCATTGGATATTTCCACGTTAACAGGGAATGCAGCTGCATTTACTGGGGAAACATTTTTAGATGCTTCTTACAAATTAGGCGACGCCGAAGAAAAGCTAACAGCTATTGGGGTTCATTCTTCAGTTTATGCGAATCTTCGGAAACAGAACTTAATTGAATTTTCGTTGGATTCTGAGAATAAACCTATTCCAACTTACATGGGTAAACGAGTAATCGTAGATGATGGCATGCCTGTGGACGGAGATGTATTCACATCCTATATCTTTGGACAAGGTGCCATTGGCTTAGGAAATGGCGCTGCACCAGTTCCAACTGAAACTGATCGTGACGCATTAGCAGGAGATGATATTCTAATCAACCGTCAACATTTCATTCTTCACCCTCGCGGAGTGAAATTCAAAAATACTTCTGTTGCTGGTTCTTCGCCAACAAATGCTGAATTAGGAACAGGTGCAAACTGGGAACGCGTTTACGAACCTAAAAATGTTCGTATTGTTCAATTTAAACATAAACTTTATGTTCCTAATGTTACTGTACCTGGCGGAGGCGGGAAAGGCGAATAAGAGGTGAATAAAATGAATGAGGAGTTGCTGAAACAACACACAGATGTATTGATGGATAGACTTGACGGTGTTCAAGAACAAGAGAGAACTAAAATCAAAGCATTGCTAGAAGATGCGATTATCCTCATTCTTGATTACACTGATCGGACTACTGAACAGATGAATGACCAGCTTTATTACTATGCCCGCCAACTAGTTGTGATTGCTTGGAATCAAGAAGGAAATGAAGGTGATGCTGCTCGTTCTGAGGGTGGTGTCTCTCACACATTCATTACTGATATTCCTGATAAATTGAAATCGGGGCTGAACAATCATCGGTTGGGAAAGGTCGTGAGTTTCTATGCGTCTAAGGAAACGTGATCTTTCAACTGTTTATTTAAAAGAGAGATTAACTGGTCAAGACGATGAAGGGAACTTTCAAGAAGGATTCTCGACTGAATCAACCGAACTTCAAATGAGTGTGCAGTCAGCTGGCGGACAAGTCATGGCTTCTGTATATGGACAGAGCCTTCCTTATATCAAGTCATGTAAATATCAGGGAGATCAAATCAAAGAAGGGAAAAATGAAAAAGATGGTATTTGTCTTTATGTGAGTGAAGATAAAGAACCAGACTATGAAATTGTAGCCATTCAAACATTTTCTACGCATTGTAATGTGACCTTGAAGAAACTAGGTGATAAAGATGGGCGTTGAGTTCAGAGGTGCTGACCGACTGATGTCAAAAATACGAGCGATTCCTAAAGTGATGGAAGACGCTGTTTTTGAAGCGACATTCGATATTGTAGATGAAACTGTGGCAAGAGCAACAAGTCACCTGCAATCGTCAATTAAGTATGGATCAGGTGAATTAAGTGGTTCTCCAAAGCAGGAAGTCGTAATCGATGGTAAAGGTAAAATAATAGGGCGTGTGTGGTCAGACAAGATGGAAGCATTGTTTCGAGAGTTTGGTACAGGTCCAGTCGGAGCAGAGTCACCAAAAGATCTGCCGCCTGGAGTTAATCCTGTTTATTCTACTGAACGGTGGTTTATTCCTGTACACAAAACACCTGTTGACCTTGAGATGGTATACGGTATTCCAAGAGTGACTATCAAGGGACAAGATTTCTTTATGACTCGTGGGCAGCCGGCAAGACCTTGGCTATATCCGTCAATGAAAGAAGTGGTTGAAATGGCCGAAGACATTTATAAAGATCGTGTGAAGGAAGGACTGAGGAAACTATGACAGAGCGTTATAACATAAAGTCTGATATTGTTACTCAGTTGAAAAAAGTCGCTGAGCTGAAGCTCGTATCTGCGGAGTATCCTAACACATGGTCGAATATGCCCGCTGCAATTTATTCGACAAAGGCAAAGCCGCACAAGAAAGATATATCCGACAAAGAAGCACTAACTGAATGGACAGTAAAAATCGATTTATACGGAAACAAATCTCTATCTACAATACAGAGTGAAATAATTAAAGTATTGAAAGAGATTGGATTTAAGAATACAGCCAGTGATGATGGCAATCAAGATGCATTGAAGCGTTCGATTCTAACATTCCGAGGAGTGGTAGATAATCGAACGCTTTTTGTATACCAATAACAAGGAGGAAATACCATGAAGAAAACAAAAATTTTACCGATGAACTTACAATTATTTGCCGGTTTACTAACTAAGGGCACGGCGTTATCAATGAAATCAGGCTCCGAGTCTGGCTTTACTGAAATTGAAGGATTACAAGCTGTTCCTGAAATCGGTGGAGATCCAGAACAAGTTGATGTTACGACGCTAAAAGACGCAAATAAAAAATATATTTCGGGTATTCAAGATATGGATTCATTAGAGTTCACTTTCTTATATGACAAAGCTGTATTTACAAAGTTAAAGGCAGTGCAAACGTCAGGAAAAGAAGCAAAATTTGAATTGTCTTATCCTGACGGTGCGAAATGCACATTTACTGGCGGCGTGACTGTGAAAATGGGTTCTGGTGAAGTAAACGGAGCCTATCAATTTACGCTGTCTGTAACTGTTTCAGATGGACCGGATTGGGCATAAACGTTTAACGAAAACTATATGGGCTAGAGATAACCCTCTGGCCCTATTTAAATCTTAGGAGGAAAAACAATATGAAACCAATGAAAGTAGAATTTGGAACTAAAACTCTATCCCTTGTATTAGATGGAAGTGCAACGGTAGACATTGAGAAGAAATTAGGTAAATCGTTATTTGGAATTATGATGACTGGCAACGGTGGAATGAAAATGCCGCGATTAGGTGAAATGCTAACTATCTTGCATTCTGCGAACCAAACAGCAAACATCAAGTCTGCCGATATGACGAAACTTTATGATGAATATATTTCTAAAGGCGGATCGATGATGAAGCTTTTCGAAGTCATTCAAGAATTGATGGAGAAGGCAGGTTTTTTCGAGTCGGAAACGACGGACGAAGAAGACCTAGTTGGGGAAGAGAAAAACGAGGAAGAGAGTCTAGTGTAGGCTTCTCTTCCTTTTCTGATTTGCTGCAGGAGATGTATCCAAAAGCAGTAGAAGCAGGAATACCCGCAGAAAAATACTGGTCAATGACCTATGAAGAAATAGTCATACAAGCTGAAGCAAATGTTGCGATTAGAAAACAACAGCTAGAAGAAAAAGCCATGATGGATTACAAAGCTGCACAATTAAATGCTTATGGTTTTAATGATCCGAAGAAAATGCCTAAACCAGATCAACACTATCCATTCTTGAAAACGGAAGATAAGCAGGAACAATCAAATCGGCCGCAAGATTGGGAAATTATGAAGGCTCGGATGATTGAACGAACGGAATTGATTAAAGCTACACGAGAGCGGAAAAATAAACAGGAAAAGGAGGGATAGATCATGGAGCTGGATAGACTTGAAGTCGTTTTTGATGGTGACTTGAACCCCATTGAGGAAAAGGTCGCACGATTTGAACAAAAGATGGATTCTATGATGAGCCGAGTCAAGAGTTCATCTGGTCAAGGGATGGACGCTGTAGAAAAAAACTTATCTGATTCAAAAGGGTTCGATAAATTTACCAAACAATTCGAGAAAATGAATTCAAATTTTGATTCTATGCTGAAGAGAATGAATCAATCGGCGGCAAAAAATGGCGAAGAAGTTGGGAAGTCACTTTCTGCTGGAGTATCCAAAGGCGCTGTTAAAATGACAAAAGATGTTCAAACCGCAGTTGATAAAGTGAACACGCAAATGCAGCAAGCCAAAGCAGCACAACAACGAATTGCCAACTTGCAGGCTAATAAAAATGGTGCGCGGTTGTCTGGGGATACTAAAAGTGAATCGAGAATAGGCGAACAAATTTCAAAAGCTCAAATTCAGATGAACAAGTCGCAACAACAAGCACAAGCGATTGTGCGCGGATTAAAATCCGAATATGATGCTATCCCTAATTCTCTGTCTAACATTTCAGCTAAGATGGAAGGCAATGAGCGGCAGATTGAAGCTATGAGAGCTAAAGTTAAGGCTCTGAAAAATGAAATGAAGATGCAGCAAACAGAAACAGGAAGTTTCGCATCTGGAAAGTGGAAATCTACAGGGATACAAGATACACCACAATCAACCAAAACCGCTGAAGCTATTTCTAAACAATCAGCAAAAATGGAAAAATTGATTGCAGACAATGATGCTTTGCAACGTTCATATGCTCAGTTGGAAGATCGTTCTGGTGTTCTAAAGACAGCGTTGTCTAGTGTAAATACGGAACTTGGCGAGCAACCTGTAAAAGCTCGTATGGCAGCAAATGGAATGAGGAATCTGTCGGGTTCCACGAAACAATCAGAAGGACTCTTTTCACGTTTCAAAAATATGATGAGTAATTCTATTGGTAGATTTGGAAGTTTATTTGACAGACAATCGAAACAAGTCACTAGCGGAACATCTAGAATGGCTCAAGGCATGGGTGGTTTTGGACGCTCCATGAAGATGCTATGGTCGCAGTTATTCTTGTTCACGTTCTTATACCAAGGAATCATGACTCTAGCTGGCGGGCTTTTTAAAGCGTTACAGACTAACGCACAGTTTTCAGCTAGTTTAAATCAAATTAAGGTCAATTTACTAACTGCATTTTATCCAATTTACCAAGCAGCTTTGCCAGCGATAAATGCTTTGATGTCGGCCTTAGCTAAAGTTACTGGCTATATTGCTGGATTTATATCCACACTTTTCGGAATGAACATCGGTGATGCATTCAACGGTGCTCAGGGACTAATGAACAATGTCCAAGCTTTAGATGATACTGGAAGTGCTGCATCTGATGCATCAGATGGATACGATGAGATGGCTCAATCCATTAAGGATTCAAATAAGCAACTTAAAGATCAGCATGATAGAACAGAAGCAGCTCGAAAAAAAGCAAAAGAATATAAACGTCTTTTAGCTGGGTTTGATGAATTAAACATTTTGGATTTCAGTGATGACTCTGACGACGAATCAAATGAGTTCATTCCTCAGGAAATTCCAACAAGACCGAAGAATCCGAATGGATCTGGTTCTGATCCATGGGCTGACTTTGGATCAGCAGCAGTTCCAGAAACTCCGAAATGGTTAACGGATTTTGCCAAGAAATTTAAAGACATCATGTCAAAACTCTTTGATCCAATAAAGAAAGCTTGGGACGCTCAAGGAAAACGTGTTATGGATGCGTTCAAGTATTCATTATCTGAAATTGGAAAATTGATTAAGGCAATTGGTAAATCATTCTTGGAGGTATGGACTAATGGAACCGGACAAAAGTTTGTAGAAAATCTTTTAGTATTATTGGGCGATGTTCTTTATATCATTGGTGATATTGCAAGGGCTTTTAGAATTGCTTGGGAAGAAAACGGCCGAGGCACTAAATTGATTCAGCAAATATTTAATGCTTTAAATCAGTGGTTAGAAGTCTTGCATGATATCGCGGAGTCATTCCGAGAAGTTTGGAATAATGGCACTGGGGTAGAGCTTGCAAGACAATTGATAGAATTCTATACTAAGCTATTTCATTTAATAGAAACTATAGGTAAAGCATTTCAAAATGCTTGGAACGACAACGGTCGAGGGACGGCGATCATTCAAGCTATCTTTAACGCGTTATCAGAAGTTCTTAAGCTAATCAATTCAATCATGACAGCATTTGACAAGGCTTTTGCTTCGGGAATTGGCGAAAGTATTCTAGCTAATATCATGGAGATCATTACGAATATTTTCAATACTGTTGGAAATCTGGCAAAAAGCTTTCGAGAGGCATGGGATGAAAATAACCGAGGTCAAACAATCTTCGAAGGGATTATGAAGATAATTGACACAGTCCTTGGGACAATCAAACGAATGACAGGAGCGACTGCAGAGTGGGCTAAGACTCTTGACTTCCGTCCACTCCTTAATTCTATTAATGGGTTACTTAAATCAATACAATCATTGACAAAAAACATTGGAGATGGCTTGGAATGGTTTTATAAGAACGTCTTACTTCCTTTAGCTAAATACACAATTCAAGATTTAATTCCAGCATTCCTTAAAGCATTAAGTGGTGCTCTAGATGGACTAAATGGAATTATTAATGGATGTAAACCAGCATTTGATTTCTTTTGGAACTCCATTCTAAAACCTATTGCTGAATGGACCGGTGGAGTAATCGTTGATGTATTGAAAAAACTAGGTGACGCTCTTTCGGGTATTGGGAATTGGATATCTGAACATCAAGAAGGATTTTCTACATTTGTAACTGTTTTCGGAACTTTTACAGGGGTTCTTTTAGCTATTAGTAAATTAGCTGGTTTGGCAGAAGTTCTTGTAGGAGTTTTTAACTTTATTACTTCAATAAAAAGTCTAGCCGGAGCATTGTCTTTAGTTAAATTTGGACTTGAAGCGTTCATGACTGCTCTTGGAGGACCTTGGGCCATTGCGATAGGTGCAGCCATTGCCGTTGGTGTTTTGTTATGGCAAAATTGGGATACCATCAAAGAGAAAGCTAGCCAGTTGAAAGACTGGATCGGTGAAAAATGGGAAGGTATCAAAAATGCTACTTCAACTGCTTGGGATAATGTAAAAAATTGGACCTCGGAAAAATGGAATGCTGCGAAAGACGCTGTGACCAGTAAAGCAAGTGAAATCTATAATGCTGCAAAAGATAAATTTACGAATGTCGCTAACACAGTTAAAGAAAAAGCTGGGAATGCGAAGGATTGGGCATCAGAAAAATGGAATGACTTAAAAAGTGCAACGTCTAGCAAATTTGAAGAAGTTCGGAATGCAGCAAGTTCAAAAATGTCGAGTGCAGCCGAAGCCGTCCGTTCAGGAGCCGAGTCTGCAAAAAGTAAAGCAGTCTCAGCGTTTGGTAGCTTGAAAGAGGGCGTTTCTTCTAAACTGAATGACGTGAAGAGCGTAGCCTCGGATGTTTTTAGCAATATAGGAAACTGGGCCAAAGATTTACCAGGAAAGATTGCGAACGGTCTATCAAATGGTGTTCAGGCGATTGGCAATGCCATTGGAAACATTGCGAATACGATTGCTAGACCAATTGGTGATGCGGTCAATTCCGCTATTGGCGCGATCAACTGGGTTCTAGGTGCCGTGAACGCGGGATGGTCATTGAACAAATGGTCAATCCCTACATACAAAACAGGTACGGATTACCATCCTGGAGGACCGGCGCTAGTCAATGATGCACCAGGATCTAGCTACCAAGAAATGTTCAAATTACCGGGTGGCCGCATGGGTATGTTCCCAAGACAACGGAATATGTTGGTTGATCTTCCAAGAGGTGCGCAAGTCTTGCCAGGAAGTCTGGTTCCTCACTACGCTGGGGGAATATTCGGAAGCTTTAAAGATTTCTTTACAAATGGATTTGATAAAGCGAAAGGGGTCGCAGAGGATGTATGGAATGTTATATCTAACCCTTCTGCGTTGGTCTCTGAAGCAATCAGCAAATTTGTTGATATCTCAGGTATTCAAGATCCGATGTTGTCAGTTGCTTCAGGCTTTCTGAAATATGCAAAAGACGCCGTGACAAATATGATTGTCGAAATGATCAATAATTTCACAGGTTTCGCAGATGGTGGATTGGTGGATCGTTTTGGTTGGTATCAATTGGCTGAGGGGAATAATCCGGAGATGATCGTCCCATTGAGTAATTCGGAACTAGCTTTCCAACGAATCAATGAAGCGTTAGATTTTATGGGCTATGATAGTCTCCCAGATTTGACCATGCCTGATGTGTTTAGTGATTCTTCTGAAGGCTACTCCGGTAGCGGTAAAAAGGGAACATCGACAATGGCTATTTCTGGAAATGGAATGGAAGGATTGTCCACTAATTTACTGGCAAGTCTTGGGGAATCCATCGCAACTGCGATTGTACAAGCACTGTCTAGTCTAAAACTAAAAGGCGGAGACCAACCGATAGAAGTTATTCTTGAAGTAGATTCCACGAGATTAGGTCAAGTGACTGTAAAAGGAATCAATCAGTACCATGAACAGATAGGAGCCCTAGAGCTTAACTTGTAAGGAGGATAAAACATGGATTTTTTAATAGCAGGATCAAAAGTGGCAACACCAAAAGAACTCACAGTGAGTATCCAAACCTTAGATAGCGGCTCTAGTGGACGGAATGCGAACGGAGACATGGTAAGGGATATCTTAGGTAGAAAAACAAAGTTGGATGCAAAATGGGGGCCTCTGAATACATCAGAGGTCTCTTTAATTTTACGTTTAATTGATGCGGCATTTTTCACCGTTAGATACCTCGATCCACAAGAAGGCGGGCTAATCACTAAATCGTTTTATTGTGGCGATCGCTCAACTCCCGTTTATTCGTGGAACGCTAAATTTTCAAAGATGATGTGGCAAGGGTTATCTGTGCCATTCATTGAAATGTAGGTGATGACATGTTGAGCGTGACAGAAGAATTTCATAAAGCCTTCAAAGAATCGGAACGTGAAGTTTTCGCAAAAGTAACAATCAATGGAACAACCTATCTGAAAGATAAAATCAAAACGATCAATTATTCAGCAGGGGTATTTGGTGGGGAGAACTATCAAATAGGCTCCACTCAATCGGCGACAGTAAAAATTATCTTTACTGAAATCATTGAAGGATTAAAAGAATTAGATGAAGTGAAAATTGAATTAGGAATAAAAATTCGTGGTTCTGGTCTACCTTCGGATATCAATAATGTTTCGAGAATCGGTCGAGCAAAAATAGGAAAGGCAAGAATAGTGAGCTATATTCCGGATCGGTATGAGTTTGTCCCATTGGGGACATTTTATATCAGCGATCGTGTGGATCCGAACCGAAACGAGAACACCACGACCATTGAAGCCAGAGATGGCTTTATTTTTATGGAGTCTGATTATCAATCGAAGCTGTCTTATCCAATCGAACTTCCATATGTCGCCTTAGAAATCGCAAACTTGAGCGGCTCTGAAATTGATCCCGTTTCATTTAACCATTTAAATGAATATGTCATCAATGAGCCAGTAGGATATACCTATCGACAAGCGATTGGATTGATTGGCCAATTTCAATCTGGTTTCGTGTTCTTCGATCGGTATGGACGATTAGCGATTCGAAATTTAGAAGACCCGCGCTTCCGCATTGATCCGAATGAATATTTCTTAAAAGGACTTACCAAAAGCGAACTCATGTACCAACCTAAAGGGATTTCGTGTAAAGTAGTTACGCCTAAAGGAGAGTCAAGTAACGAAACGAACGTATTACAAGCAGGATCGACTGCAGGCGCTCAAATCAGTATAGAGAATAATGTAATGACACAGCCGCTGCTGAATTTGATTTTCCAACAAGTGAAGGGAATAAATTATTATCCCATAAACTTAAAATGGCGCGGAAATCCAGCTTTAGAGGTTGGCGATTGGGTCACGATGATCGATCGTAAAGGGAAACAGTTCAAGTCTCCTGTGTTAAACTATACGATTGTTTTCGACGGTGGGCTAAACTCAACGATTAGCGCAGATACAAAAGCCTATTCATCAAATGTTTCGACCTTCAAAGGACCACTTCAACAAAAATTGGACGAACTTGATCATCGAGTGGATGCCGCAGGGAAGAATAATGTCTACGATGGCACCGAAGAACCGAAACATCCGAAAGAAGGCGATATTTGGTTCAAGAAGAATGGTCCTGATGATGAAATTTGGGTATACAAACAGATTTCTCCTGGAGTTTTTGAGTGGGTGATGACTACTTCAACGACAATGGATCAGGATATTAAGGATCAGATTGAAAATTCTACACCTAAAGATGACATCATCAAAACGATCAATTTAAGCTCCGAAATGGATGGCAAAGAATGGTTGAAAATCGAGGGAGCAAAAATCTGGCTGACAAAAGAAACTAAGATTGACAGAGCTATAATCACATCCGCAATGATTGGATCAGTCGACGCAGGTACAATAAACGCAGGAACCTTAGATGCAAGTAAAATCACGGTAACGAATTTGAATGCAAAAGCAATCTCTACTGGAATCGCTACTGGAAAGAATTTAAGTATCAATTTCGATACCGGACAAGTCAATTTTCAATCGGGGAATATTACCAACGCTTTAGGAAAAATTAATATTAATCTGGATAAAAGTCTGATGTATTTTAAAAAAAATACAACGAATTCAAGTGTGATCGGGGATAACGGATTTGTTGTATACAACGGAACGCCGACATCGTCAAATATTGATATTTATGACAATAAGATTATTGTAGCCGTTGGGAAGTTCAGCGGAACTCCTGGACTTATTGGCAACCGTGGGCTAGAAGTAGCTAGTTACAAGTATAAAAAACTTTCAAATGGTTCAGTCGAGTATCAAAGGGTTGCTGGATTCGAGGTGCTGTCAAATGGGGATGCTTATCTTTTTTCTGAAGAGAACAAAACCCTTCAAATCGGTTATGCCAACACTAAGACGTTACTTATGTCATACACCAATGATATAAGAGGAAATCTTACTGTCGGAAATCTAAACGCGACAGGGGCAAAAAACGCTATTCATGTGACTAGAGACGGCGTGAGAGCGACACCCGCTTACGAAACGACAGAGAGCTATTTGGGAGATATCGGTAGAAACGTGACAAATGAAGAATGCGAGGTATGGGTGCCGATTGATGCGATCTTTAGTGATACGGTCAATTTGGATATACCTTACGAAGTGTTTTTACAAGTTTACGATGATGCAAGAGTCTGGGTATCTGATTTTCGATCAGATGCTTTTTTAGTTTGTTCAGATAGACCGATGATTCGGTTTGCTTGGGAAATCAAAGCCAAACGTACAGGATATGAAAAAGATCGTTTGGTTCTGCAAGAATTTACCAACCAAGAAATAGAAGAAAGATGGAGGGAAGACCTGTGAATGTAGATGCTGAAAAAGTGATTGAACAATTGTTGCAACGTATTGCAAATTTAGAGCTAGAAAACGCAAAATTGACCGTTGCATTAAATTCAACTACCGCAGAAGAAAACGATAAAGTCTAG